GCTGTTGATAGGCACGACCTTGTCGGTGAACATCTTCTTGGCATCGATACCGGTCTTGGACAGAATGCCCACCCTTGAATCTCGTGCCAACGTACCGATGTTTACCACCTCTGAAGAACACATGAACGAGAATCCCGAACGACGTATCTTCAAGTAGATCATCCCGAAACAGCGAATGTCCGCCTTGCACGCCTCCCAAAAGATGTAGAATATCCTGTTGGCTTCCCGGTAGTCGGGGTAACCAACGTCAATGCTAGACCACTGAAGGTACATCCAATGGCTCCCCGTCACGTAGGTGGGTTCGCCATAGTTCATAAACCAAAAGCCTTGCTCACGACTGTCGTAGTGGCTTTCGATATGATCAATCCACCGATCCTTAAACTCCGAGGGGAGTTCGTTCCATTGGAAGATTGACTGAATGCGCTGTAGTTCCTTGGGATATTCTTGACGCTCCCAATACTGCTCGGCTATCTTCTTGCTTCGAGAGTACACCTTCTCGGGTGCCAGTGGCAACGCAACGATGAGACCGGATATCTTCATGATCTGCCCGATCTGTCCGCTCTTGGAGATTATCACCATGTCGTACTGCTCATTGTACCCGTAACGCCATCCCTTCAGTGCGTTCTTGTGGTTCAAGACCGTCTTTGGAATGTAGTCCTTCAGTTCAATGTACAGGCTATTTTGATCTTCTCTCTGCGAAACCACGTTTAGAATCTGATTTTTTAGGGCCACTCTCAACCATGTCGATGTTCTCTCTCTCCGCAATGATGCGGTTTAGAATATCGAATGCATCAAATATAGCCAACTTTTTGGTAGCCGCAGCGTTCTTTAATTTGTCAGCCGATAACTCGTCGTCATCTCCCGGCTTTATGATATCCTCTTGAGCCACCTTGATCAGCCTCTCAACAGCAATATATCCCGCCTCGATGATCTTGATTTTGATTTCCTTGTTGTCTATCATGGCTGGCTTTTTAGGAATGCAACTTGGATGAGCCTTGAATCGTCACCCTCTCCGAAGTTCTCAAAAATGTTACGGGAGTGTGCCAACTCAGAATCAAATATCACCATGCGATTGAACTTCGAGTACAACACGCAGGACCTTTCACCATCCTCGTCGTAGATGGTAGTACCATCCTCTTTCGGGTGGTCCTTGCTCAGATAGAGTATCGCGGTAACATCGCCCATCATCTCATCGGTGTGGATGAAGTTCGGTTCTTGCTGCCCAAGCGGTGACTTGCGAACGAAATTAAACGTCACGTAGAAGTCCGGACCCAAATAGGCCATCGCTGTACGCGCGAACATGTCGACGCTGGATCTTGGTTGAATATTGTGGAACACTTTGTCCCCATCAACCACATCAATAAACTCCCCACTATGGATCTCCCTTATGTATCTCTCTGGGTCAATTAATACGTTGTCTAATATCCCTAAATTCATAGTTTAATTGTTATCTGATGATCGTATATCCTGTACAACTTCTCTCCGTCTACCTCAAACTCGTACTCGCTCTCAGGCTGAAAGCACACTAGGTCACCCGAATTCACGCCCTTGCTGACAAGGTAGTCGTTCGGGTAGACCATCTCCCCCATCAAGGGTTCTTCCTTGAACGGCTTAAAGATGTATGATTTCTGTACAGGTATGGGCTTGACGAAACAATATCGATCGTATGCATGCCACTGCCCGCTATGTTGGTATAGGAAAAACTGGTCAAGTTCGATGAAAAATAAATCTTCACGAAAGAAACTCTTCCCACTCTTTCGATTGCCTTTGATGTCGTTGTAGAATTTGAAAACATTGTGGTGTACTAATAAGATATCTCCCGGAACAATCGGCCCATCGTACCCACGGGGTACTTCAATGACCTCTGCTTCTCGGTTTGAAAATTTATGATCTTCTTCGGAGGTGCTGATAATCAACTCGATACCACCAATCTCCTTGGTGTTGTTATATCGCTTCCCCTTTACTGGCTTGGCGATAAAATAAAATGGTGACTGCATCAATAGTTAATGTTGTATTCTATGGATACAGGGATGGTAGAAGAAAACTCCTTCCAAAGCACAACCTCTTGCTTGGGGTTGATGATGTAAATTTTGATCGATTGCTTACGTTCGTCGTACTTGATTAGGTGTATCTCATTGGTATCGTTCAGCACCTTTTGCCCCACGATATAATGCATAGCACCCCCCTTGTAGTCCGGACCAATCGCTATTTTCCTGATGTCCATATTTCATTTGATTAGATTTGATTTTGTTAATGATGTTACTGGAGTTGCCAGATACTTATCTCGGCTGATGGCACATTGCTCCATCCACCCAAGTTGGTATGAGTGTACAACCCACCGTTATTTACGCCTGAACTGTCGCGCATAATCTCGAAAGACATGGTAGTACCAGCGGTTGTAATGTTGATCGGTATGGTTAATTCATACGGGAACATAACACCGGTAGAATCTAACTCGACGCCCTTGGTGCTACCAGACTGAACTCCGCATAACACCGGTAGAATCTAACTCGACGCCCTTGGTGCTACCAGACTGAACTCCGTTCACCAGGAAGCGGAACAAAGTAACAGTAACACCCCCGGAAGAACCTTGACGCTCTATATTGCCATAGCCGTTGATCAGATACAAGCCAGTTTGGTTGAAGGTGATCAAGCCATTGGCGTCAATCATCACAGCATCACCCGATGTTCCTTGAGCCGCACCGAAACTAACCTGCAACGGATTATCAAGACCACTGGGTAGTTGGGTTACGGTGGATGTAGCAACCAACACAGGAGTGAATTCAAAAACACTAGCACATAAGGCAGCAATAGAACCAATAGTATAGTTCTTAGTTTCGTTGCTCGATGATACTTCTGTCCCAATTAATTTATCCGATACGGTCGGGGAACTGTCGACGTTATACTGTGAAATTTTCATCTTAGGTAAGTGTTAATAGGTATAAGGTTTTGTAGATAAGGGCTGACATCTCATCAAGAATGTTCTGCAAGCAATGAGGGTAGTTCTTGTACTCGTCGTCGATGGTCTTTGCCAATGACTTCAAGTGGGTGATAGCATCCTCTGCGGTAGACTGAGGGATTGTGATATCCAAACGCCCGTAGTAACCGAAGTACGACTCAGTGAAACTGTCGGTGAACTCCAAGATACCATCATAGTACGCGTTGAGCGCCTTATGCTCGGCAAAGGATTCAGTCTTGAGATGCATCAAGTGCATCATGTCGCGCGATTGGAATAGCATTCCAATAAATTTTGCAGGTGCCATTATTCTTTTTCTTTCTTTGTTATCTCCCCTGTTTTCATGTTGATCACCGCGTCCTCACCGTAGCGTTCAATCAACAGCCTTTCGTGATTGGAGAATTTCTCACGCAAGGAATCAAGCATCATCAATACAGAGTGTTTTTGCATCTCAAGGTCTGAAATGTTCAGCCTCAAACGGTTGTACTCAGCATTCATTTGCTGGATTGCTTCTAGTTCTTCTTTTGTTAAGTTCATTTGATTGGATTTTAGTACAAATATATACCTTTTTTAAAAACAAAAATCCCCCTTGGTGGAGGGGGACTAATGTACTATGACTAAACTAATTTACTTGCTTGCTTTCTTCTTGGCCTTGAAGGCAGAAGCATCCATCACTTGGTAAGATGTCTTGCCGTTAGACTTCAACGCCTTCAACAATTGCTTGCGGTTGCCGGCAGCCTTGTAAGATACGTGTACCCAGTCAGGGTTCTTGTCATCTCCGAACTCCCAAATGATTTGGTCGAAGTCAAGGTTGTTCACGATGTAAGAGAACAACTCTGCGTTCTTCTCGTCCAAGTCAATGTCGACAGCCTCACCAATGTTGTGTTGGCTCGCCTTGGCACCACCAATGAGTTTGTTCAACTCAGGTGAGCGGTATCCGCTGCTGATTCTGATGGGGCATTTCATGCCTTCGCGCAATGGCTCAAGCACTTTCTCGCACAATAGGGTTAGGTTGGCTACAACCTGTGGGTCTTTGGGGATGTTAGGAATCCCGTTCTTGATGGCAGTCTGACTTTGAGTCAACTCCTTCATTGAAAAATGTTCTGTAAGGTTCATGGTCTTATCGTTTAATAATCAGCAAAATAAATAAAATTGCCGCCACAATTACAAGCCACCAAGGATAATCTTGCTCTTTGTATATCAATCTTGGCTTGGTTGTGATGGTCTTGGTCCTGATGATTGTCTTTGGTTTTTGAGTGACGATGGTCTTGATGGTGTCCTTGTAGCGGATCACCTTGACTTGAATGCCACCGGTATCAATGGTAATGGTGTCAATCTCCTTGGTGACTACGATCTTCTCGAAGTACAAAGAGTCATGCACCTTGATTGTGTCGACGAAGGTAAGCGTATCCGGGGCGCAGATAGCAGGATCCTTCTTGCACGCCTGCTTGATATGCCACTGGGCAGAACAGGACGAGAGAAGAAGTATGATGATCAGGTATCTCATTCCTCGGTTTTCTTCCCGCTGAACTTGTCAATGGATGTGAAGCCCAACGACAGAATGGTTACCCACTCTACGGCAGCCACCAGTTCAGCGCTTGGGGCTATCTCTTGTGGAGACATTGAGTTGTGCGCCATGGTACCAAATAAAACGAAGGCACCGATGATTCCGACAAAGCGCTTGCTCGAGAATTCGCCTTTGTCTCCCTTAAAAATTTCCAATATCTTTTTCATTTGCCTTGGCCTTTATATTTTTTGACATAATTTTTGGATGTCTTCAAGGAAGAGTTCTTC